GTACGATGGTATCGCCGACTGGGCTTACCAAAGGAACGGGGTCTCCCGTCTCACGTTATGTGTGGTGGCTTGAGAACCGCCGTACGACAATGTTTCCCTGCGGAGCTTGATACTCTGTGGGAGTTGAGTTTTAAAACGATCCAAAAGATCGAGCAAAACTGTTGTGAAAACTGCGAACCTAGGTTTTTACAACGACTTGACGAATGGCGTGAGGCGAGGTTTCAGCCGGTAGAGGTGGATTCTCAACATCTCGAAGACTTCAAGCGGGCCTTCGCTGCGAATGTAGAGACCGGTTGGGACCGATACAGGCGTCCATTTATCCCGAATGGTAACGCGACTTTGTCGTTTAAGCGCCGCGAGGGTGGAAACTGGAATCGTGAGGATTTCAGTGATAAATGTAGGGCGGAGCTCGTCTTTTCTTCGGGGAAGCCACGGGTGGTCACGTTATATTCGGCTGAGAATACTAGGATTCTCGGTCCTCTACACTATTCACTCTATGAGAGTATCGGAAGGAAGGGATGGCTCCTCGTTGGGGAACCGACCAATGAGGACATAAGGAAGCTGACTGGTACACGGTACCTCTCTTTTGATTATTCGTCTGCCACGGATATGATAAAGATCGCTTACGTTGAAGCGGCAGTCGAAATCCTTATTCGTAAGGCCCACAATCTTACTGACGATGAAACGCGTGCTCTACGCGTCTTATCGGCCCTTAAGATTGATGGAGTGGATGGTGTGGCGACACGGGGTCAACCCATGGGCTCTGTTATGTCGTTTCCACTTTTATGCCTTATGAACAAGACGGTAGTCGATCTTGCGATGACTACCTTATTGAAGAGGAAGGAAATCTCGTTTCGGGAGTGGTCAAGTCACCCGTTGCTAGTGAACGGAGACGACCTGCTTACGCGGGAAGTTCGACACGATACGAGACTCCGAGAGGAAATCGGATACCACGGCGGAAACGTCGGCTTTGTCGTCAATTGGGATAAGACGATGTCCGATGACCGAAAAGCGGAGATCAACTCAACGCTCTTCCGGGATGGATCGTTCCAGAAGAAGTATAATATGTCGGCACTCTGGATGAAGCCGGATGTAGATGACGTACTCGGTTTGGCTGCCGAGGCAACGTGCGATAGGAGGTCGTTTGTGAAAGTTGTACGTGCCAACGCACATATCTTGTCTAAACAACAGGATAAAAAGCTTTCAAGCCTCTCCCCTGGTCAACAGGCGGCGTGTCGCAAGGACAAAAAAATACGTCGGGCGCTTACCGCGCTTCCAGAACGTACGAAGCCAGTCGAGGAGGGTGTATTACGGATGGCTGAAAGGCCTGAAGGATATGATCTTTCACTGGAGGAAGAGTACGACGCTGTCGTGACTGAAGTGGAACGCGTAAGGGAGATGGGGTTACTGCGGGCGATTGAACGTCGTCCAAAGTTTCGAACATCGTTTGTACCGAACGCGCAAAGTTTCAGCGCGGCTCGTAGAGCGCCGATCATACGTGAGCGAGAGCTTATACTTAAGTGCCTCGCTGACCGCTTTGATCTCAAACTTAAGGAGGATCTCGTATCTCAGGAGGTGGCAGACCTGAGAATGTATGAGGACCCGCCATTTGACGGTCCCCATATATCCCATTTAGTTGACTTGATC